GATCTGTGCTATCTCAGGATACTTCTTAGCCCAAGCATCTATGCTTTCGTCACTAGCTGGTGGACGTACAGCACCATTATTTGCAGAGTTGTTTAGTTGAGCTTTGAGTTCTTTTAGCTCTTCGTTCTGCTTATTTAGATGGCTGCGTAAATCACTATACCGTTTTTTAAACGTTCTTTCTTCTGCAGATAGTGTCTCTTCTTTAGCTTCTGTATTGGCCTCTGCCTCTTTGGTATTGGCCTCTTCGTCACTGGATGATCCCCCTTCCATAAGGGCTTTGAGTTCTGCTTCATCCTGTTCTATACGCTTCTTGTTTGCATTTCTTGTACTCTTTGGTTGTACGAATCCTGCATTTTTTGGTGTCTCCACTTCTGCTAACTCAGGCATATTGTATTCCTTTCTTATATGGGGCCAGCGTTATTGCTGGGTAGCCTTATCGTTGTTTGGTTTATTAAAAGGTTGTAGGATTAAAAGTATCAGTAGCTACTTCATCTTCATCATTATTAACTGTTGGAGAGGGTGCAACATTATCAGGTCTAGAGGGAGGTGCTATATTTTCTGCTATGGGTTGTTGATTTTCTTGTTGTGGTGTTGGTGTAGGCCCATCATCATCATTATTATCATCACCTTGCACAGTGCCTGTAGTAACTAGGTTTGTTACAGCCTCTACTGGTCCAACGTTACTGCCAAAGTAAGATGTATCCTCAATACCTCTTGCTCGTAAGCCCTGACTGTGTACTTCTTGTGAAGCGAAATACCTTGCTCTAGCTCCAAAGGTTCCTTGTAGTGCTTCATCTCTGTCGTATTGAGATTCAAACGCAGAAGTATTAGGATTAAAATCTAAACCTGATTTAGGTTTATCTGAGTATCTTTTTATTATACTTATGTCAGGTCTTTCTGGTTCTTTAAAATCAGCGTCTAAAAATCCTAACTCTTTACCTAGCATATAATTAGTGTATCTAACAACTTTACCAAACTCTTCCTCTAGATTACCTTTATTTATAAGTCCTTGTGTCTTATTAAATATTTTTACAGCAGTAGCACGTTTATTTTTTTCAGCTAACCTATTTAATCCAATACCTCCAAACAAGCCACCTGTAAGACCCATACCTGTTGCAAACACTATACCTTTTTCTACGTTAGAAAGCTTTGTAATGTCTTGTCCTGATTTAATAGCTTTGTCTGTGTCTGAATAATATTGAGCGTAATCAAAGTCGCTCCAATCATTTAAATCTTTTTCTCTGTATGACGTTTTTAATTCGTATCCTAGCTCGCGTCTATCTCTTGTATCACCTTGTGCAGTTGTTTGTACTGGAGTATCATCGTCAGTTTCAACATCAGACTCAACAAAGTCTTTTGGTATACGAGTTATTGGTCTGCCATTAAAAAAAGCTATTCTTATCCTTCTATTTGGATTATTAGGATCAGCAAATGTACGTAACTCAAAACCTAAAAAAGGTAAACCCACACCACCATAACCACCGTAGCCACCACCTACAGGTTCAGGTATCTCACGTTCAGGTATAGTGCCACCCTCTTGCATGTTTATAGGTTTGTCTTGTCCTTTTTCATCATCCTCTACTTCAAGTTCATCATCTCTAAAGTAAGACTCCTCACCCTTTTTAATACGCTCCCAGCCCTCTGCAGCAGCTTTCTGTAACTCTTCAAAAAACTCTGTACCATAATAACGCCTAGTTGCAGCATTAATCATAAACTCATTAGGACTAGCATTGATAGGTATATCATCACGTACTTCTTCTGGTGTAGCACCTAGAGGAGCAGTGTTACCGCTAACAGGATCTTTTGTTTCACTTAATATCAAGTCCATCTCCATCTGCATGGGTTTAGTATCAGGAACAGAGCCACCTTCTGCAAAGTTAAGAACAAAGCCAGCATTAGCTTTCATGGGAGCTTTCTCAAAATCTAAAAGATCAACATCTGCATCAGTGTATATTTTACCTTTACCTAATTTAAAAGTTAAACCTTTTTTACCTGAAGGTGTGTCTTCATATCTAAGATCACCAATTGGAATACTAAATTTTTCATCTGAAAAACTTATATCTAATCCTTTATATAAACCCTCATCTGTTGTATATAAATCAACAGCACCTTTACTGATATCAACAGCACCTATGTTTTTACCTTCTTCATTTTTTAAAGGTACAATAGAGTCTTCTTTTTTTATTGATAGCGTTTTTGATTCTCCTTTATCATCGTCATAATAAGTTACAGTAGAAGACTGTTGACTATCACTATCATCTCTACCTGCTAATGCTTGAGACTTTTCGTATGCACTTTGTATGTCAGCAGCTTCCTCTGTATATGTCTTATCACCAGATAAAGTTACACCTGCTTCTTGTAAACTGTCTGCCATTTGTTGATAAGCATCATACGGATTTGCCATTTACTTCATCCCTCAAAAAGGTTAATCTACGTAGTGCAGCTAGTTCACCTTGAGCACGATATATGCCCTCCATAGAAGTCTCGTGTTCTAACTTTTTCTGTGATACTACTATCTTTGCATTTATGTTTTCTAAAAAAGCATCCCATAAAGGTTTATCGTTTACTAGTTTTTTTATTGTCATGTTCCAGTAAATCCTTGCTCACCTGGAGTTGGTGCTGTTCCTGTGCCTATGTTGCCACCCCCAGCGCCTGTAGTATCTTGTACACCTACTCCTGCTTGCTCTGGTGCTGCACTTGGTGACGGTGGTGCAGGTGGTCCTTGTGGTGCGCCCTCTGGTGGAGCAGGTGGCGGCTGTTGAAACTTCTTGAGTATCTCTGCTTGTATAGCTGCATCACCCAAGGAGTTAGTAACTTTATCAGGATCTAAGTCCATACTCTTAGCTATCTCACGTATGATGTAATCACTCTTTACGAAAGGCATAAGCGCTGGGTTAGATGCTACACCCATGAATTGCATCAAGCGCTGTGAACGTACCTCGTTAGCCATAAGACTTTCTGTGCCTGATGCCTTAACTTCTAAGTCACCTTTAATCTCACTATCAAAATCAAACTGCATGTTAAACGCAAAGAAAGCCCTACCTATAGGGCCAATCAAGTAGTCATCTACATTCTTTACAACGTTGCGAATAGAGCCATTAGCAGCAGACATAAGCATAGAGATACCAGAAGCAGTACGGCCCACACCACTGACGCCAGTTTGACCGTGCGCGAAACTTGGAAATCCTGTGCTTTCATCAGCTAATACCCTCGCTTTATCAAACAGTTGCATGTTCTCGCCAGCTACATTAGGAAACTTAGTACCAAAGATACCTTGCCCTGGAGCACCACCCTGTCTACGGAATATCTTACCTGGGTATACAGATAAGTCTTGGCCTGGCACTAGGTTAGTCTCATCTACTTCTATAATTAAGTTACCTGACAGTGCAGCGTTATCTATTGCCATACGCATGAACCCATTCATAAGGGTCTGTGTATCGTCCATGTTTTCAGCTATACCAACACCAAAGAAGCTGTATGGATTTAGTTCGTAAGGCACAGCGTAGTAAGGTATACGTGCTGGCTTAAAGGGGTTCAACACCAAGCGTAGAACTTTACCGTTACATATCCAAGCGTTAACGCTAACTTGCTCAGAGTTTTTCAACTCCTTGGGTATAGTTACACCGTGCTCTGCAAGTATGTCTGTATCTACGTAACCCCAAAACTCCAGCACTTCATATCTATATGGAGCAGAACTATACTGAGAGTCGTCCTCCATATCTTGTTCCCAATATTTCTTTTCGTATGACTCACCTAAGTTAATAGCTTCATCAATTGACTCCTCTCTAAAAAAAGGTCTTGACTTTAAGCCACGCATTTGTGAGCGTGTCATACGGTGACGTTCTACTACAAACTCAACCTCATCCATGTTGTACGCATCAGGATCAGGATAAAAGTTCCATATAGAAACGTGGCTAGTAGATGGCACAGTCTTAATAGTAGGGTTGTAATCGCCTGACTCCATATCCCAATTAGGATACTCTTTGTCAATAGCAAACGGCCCCTTCATTATACCAGTACCAAAAAGCGCCATCTCAAAAGCTGTATGACGTAACTGTTTGTTAGCACCGCTCTCTTCTAGCTGATCGTGTATCTTCTTTTCCATCTTCTTAGCTGCAACCATAGCAGGATGGAAAGTAACTGTGCTTTGCGTTGTACCTGGCCCTTCAATAACTTTATCACCTACCTGCTCTAGTTTATTTTCTAGAGGACCAAGACGCTTCATGCGATCATACATAGTCTCGCCAGGTTTAAGTTTTTCATTAGGGTCAAACAAAAAAGTAACCTTTGGTTCTTGTCCAAAGGCTGATGATAGTTCTTCTTGTGCTTGTTCTGCGTTAGGATCTATATTAATGTGTACTGACTCAGCTACACCCTCTGGCAAGGTAGTAGGGTTTACTGTAAGCGGAAAGCGAGAACTGCCAAAGAGTACGTCTACGATCTGTCCATATGCAGCTAGGGTTTTTGTTTTAGTGACTTTAACAAATACTCTAGACTTTTCAGTTTCAGTGAATTGCACATCAGGGCCATATAAACCACGATAGTTGCGATATGCACGAAGCCATCTATTTTCGTCTGTGTATCTTGCGTCTTCTGCACGTTTAAACTTCTCCGTTACAAAGGCAACCATACTACCTGCGTCTAGCTCATCCCCATCTTGAACAACAGACACTTCATCTGTTTCAAAAAGTTCAGCTTGTTCGTTTTCATTTATTGCCATTATTAGTATCCAAATGTTGCGTCAGAAGCTTGAAACCCTGAACGTTGTGACACAGGATTAAAATCCCAAAGTGAACTACGTGGTCTTGTCATTATACCATATCTTAATGCATCGTACAAGTGATCTTCTGCATTTGTGTCTACATCTTCGTGGTTTCTTTTATCTACTGGCAAACCAGGAAGCTGTGCTATTATATTGGTGCAGGAAGAAAAGAATACTAACCTTGGCTCATCTGTAAACTCATCTACCTGCAAACGGCGGTGAAGCTCGTTTTTACCTGCAACCCGTGAACCTCTTGAACGATCAGAGGGACGCCAACGACACCCCTTTGCGTTCATCTGTTCAGCCAAGGACGGTCCTGTGTCTCCACGCTTGTGCCACAGGGAACTGTCTAACACGCCGTACCTGATACTACCGTCTTCACTTTCTGCTTCTAGTATCATATCAGCTAAATCTGTAGCTGTTACCTTAGAACAATATAACTCTCTATAAACTACAAGTTGTTCGCTTGGCGTGACAGTAAACCATACTACTCCTGTAAAACTACCGTAACCGTAGTCACAGGCTCTAAATCTAGCCCAGCTACGAGGTATATCATATGGTTCTACTACGTGTATCTTTCTGTTAAACTCAGGGAAGGCTGCACCTTCATTTACGTCCCAGTTACCCTCTAATAGCTGCTTACGTTGATGTTCAGGTAACGATAGAAGCATAGCTTCGTAGTCGCCACTCTCAGCTAGGTAAGGGTTGTCAAAGAGACTAGCAGGTATGAACCTACGCTTGAATAGGGGTTGACCAGATTTACTATGCCCTTGGGGAAACTTCAGTACCTCACTAGTCTCTATGTCCGTTGCCCAGAAAGCTGTGTTAGGTTTGGCTGGGTCAATGAACATCTTCTTAACCCAAGCATGTCCTAGTCCACCTGGGTTTGTTGTAGCTCTCATGTACAAACCTAAGTCTCTGTTTGCACTACGTAAACGTGACCTCATGTAGTTCCACGCGAAAGGTGTTGACCACTGAGTTAGTTCGTCAAAAGCTACGTAGTTAAACGCTTGTCCTTGGTATCTCATAACGTCAGAGTCTCTGTCTAGGTACGACATCCACAACGTGCCGCCTCTAGGTGTAGTCCACTGTGACTTACGCTCTGACCACTTAATACCAGGAATAGCTTTAGGGTAAAGTTCCTGACTTTTTTGTATTAGTTCTCTTAGTTCCTCAGTAGTGTGACGTACAAGAAGACCACTGAAGTCTGAGTTGTTCATGTTACGTAAAGGATCAGCTAACGTAGCGTAACTCTTGCCACCACCTGCTGCCCCTCCATATAAAACCTCTCTTTCACTTGAAGCTAAGAACTCTGTTTGAGGGCCAGGGTTAGGCTTAAATACTACGTTCTGTGCTTCTTGTACGTCATACTGTGCAGGTATCACCTGCGCTGGGGGAGATGTCGTTGGCGTCTTCTTCGTAGGTGTAACAGCCAGATCTTTCTTTTTCGAGGATTTCGATCTGACGTAACGTTTTTTCGAGCCGCTTGGCATACTCGCGTTTAATCGTAGTAAGTCTTTTTCTTTTCCTTTCAACATCTAAACGCTTCTTTAAACCATCGTGTGATATACTTCTGCCTGACTGCGTAGTTAACCATGCTGAAACTTGCCTCAAGCTGTATTGTTTTACGTGTTTCTTAGCTAGTTCTAGTAACTCTAACTCTTCAGGTATAGGGTTTAACCAATCGTTATCCTCTGGGTCTACCTCGTAACCAAACGGTATGTATTGACTTATCCTTGGTATGCGTAACCAAACCTTAACCTTAAAGGGTACTTTAGGTAGCATCCAGTATTCATGCTGTAAAGGACGCTCTCTTTTAAGCTTCAGCTTCATCGTCGTTCTTAGGTGGCAATATAAACAACCCACCTGGTGCATCTACGGATACTCGTTCTGTCTTGACTACCCCAGCGCGATCTAAGATCTGACCTGCAGCCATCATCTTTTCTTTGATGCCTAGCTGGGTAGGATCGTCCAAAGCACTGGCATACGCAACTGCAGCTTTAGGGCCAACTCTTGACATATACGTTTTAGTTGCTTCAAATATCTCATCTTTCAAAGACTCCACTATTGCAGAAGTGGATGAGTTAGCTTTGTACCCTGCTAACTTTTTAGCTTGCACAACGTCACCACCTGCTTCCTCAAAAAGCACTTCTAAAAATCTAGCTTGGTTTTCTGTAAGCTTACGTGTCATGTTACCTTCCTGTAGGATCTGGTTTTTTTTGCGATCTTCTTAGGTTGAGCC